AGGTCGGCCTGCGCTTTGAGCGATGATGGCGCGATGGAAGGGGTTCGTCCAAAGACACCACCCGTGATCCCATTGAGACCGTCTTTGTTCGCCAACAAAAGGTCAACGGTGTCACGAATCGTCTTCATCGTGCTGCTAATCGTCTTGACGGCCGCGTTTTCTTTGGGGAACACGGCTTCACGCCTACGGATTTCCTTCGGATCAAGCACCGTCATGCCCGACTTTGGCGTCAACCCTCGTTCACGGACTTCCTGCGCCGTAGCAAAGACAATCTGCCCGGTAGACGGATCGAACGCCTCCATGAGATCGGACTTCTTGACCTCGGCCTCTTGAGGCTTCGCAGCACCCCCACCAGCGCCACCGACAGCACGAGCAACCTCGGGCCTCAGTTGCTGCGGCGCCTTGCCGGGCTCGATGGCCCAGACGCCAGGCAGCGGCTTACCGTTCTCCACCAGGCCGAGGCGTACCTTGTCGGCGTCGGTCGAGACGATGGTAGCCGCCTCTTTCGGTGGCACGGCCTTCGGATACAACGGCTTCCCCGCAGTCTCCAGATACTTCGTCGCCGACTCCGCGATCTTGACCATCCCGGGGTCTTGACTCATGTGCATCATGCCGTGGATCGTCCTGGCGGCCAACAGCGGATCGAGTTCGGCAACGCGGACCGCATCCTCCAGCGCCTTCTTCTCGGCAGGGTCGGTCTCGGCCTGGGCGCGCTCGCGCAACCGGCGGACACCGACTTCCGGGCTCATGGTGAGGGCGATCAGGGTGCTGCCGTAGTCACGGGCCAGCGTCTGCCGCTTCTCCGCAGGAATGGCCTCCAGCCGCCGGGCGATGTGGGCACGAGTGGCCTCGCTCTGCGTCAGGTCCATCATCCGCAGAGCCTGCTCCTTGGTCATCTGCTCGTAGGGGATGGCCTGAAGCCGCGCCAGTTCCTCTTGACGGGCCTGCTCCTGCATCGCCTTCTGCTGCAGAGCCTGCTGCTGCGCACGCACCATGTCCTGCTGCATCAGCATCTGCTGCTGCTGCATCTCGCGCTGCTGCCTGGCAGCCTGCATCTCCTCGAACGTGGCCCCGAGGCGCACGCCTTGCATCAGGCTGTTGAACGGATCGAACGCGCCCGGCGTGACGTACTGAATAGGTTGCACCATGATCAGCCTCCACCCCAGACCGGCGGCCCGAAGTCACCAATTGGCCCCGTGCCGCCACCGCTCCAAACCGGCGTTTGGGGGATCGTTCCCGGCGTCCCACCGAACAGGTTCCCGAACGGACCCCGGCCCGTCGCCATCCCGTACCCGGCCAACTGCATCGGCATCTGGAGCATCTGGACGAATGGCGACGCGGCACCCATGATCCCACCGGCCCGGGCAGCGCCCTGCTGCGCGAGCAGGTTGCCGATGCTGCCGGCCATGTTCTGACCAGCCTGCGCCTGGTTTGTCGCTGATGCCTGGCCGCCGCGGTACAGCATCTCGGTCACACCCAGCCCCGTGCCAGCAAGGCCACCGAGCCTGCCGTACTGCTGCTCGATGGCCTGCTGCAGCATGGCCGGGCGGAACTGCATCAGCGCGGCCTGCATGTCGCCACCACGCAGCCCGCCGGTCGCACCGGCACGCTGCAGCAGGGCGCGCTCACCCGTCTCGATCTGGTTCTGAAGGAACGGGCTGCGCGAGATGCGGCTGATGGCCTGCTGCTGCGCCTCGGGGCCGAGGATGCCCGCCAGAGCCTGCTGCTGCTCGAAGGCGGCTGCACCGGCCTCTTGGTACGGGCCGAACTGACCGATGGCGCCCGTGCCCGCTTCGACGTACGGAGCCAGCAGCTTCTGGATTTCGTCGAACTGGCGACGCTGCTCCTCGATGCCGGCCTGGGCAGCTTGGCTCTGGGCGTCGGAGGCTTTGCTGGCGGATCGGGACTGGAGTACCCCGCTGATGACGGTAGCGGCGGCCGGAAGTAGAAAGTTCAGCATCGCATCTCTCCTCTTACCAGAGGGCGATAGCCGCCGGCAGCCATGAACTCGGCGCGCTCATTGTAGCCCTCAAGTGATCTCTCGACCAGACACCCGCAGCGTCAGTGCCGTCGCGGCGCTGGCGATGGTGCTGATGAAGCTGCCCGACTCCAGCACCTGGCCGACCAGTTCCGGGCACGTGTAGGTCTCGCCGGGCACCACGGCCCGGGCGTCGATCACTAGGTTCGCGTTGCCGGCCGAGCCGCCGCTGGTCACCAGGTTGACGCTGAAGTTGCGCACCACCGTGTCGGTGTTGGTCACCGTGGCCTTGTCGATGATGGTCTTGGTGCTCGCGGGGGCGGTGTACTGCGTGGTCTGCGTGGCCTGCATCTGCAGGGGCGGAACGAGTACGACAGCGGTGACGGTCATAGTTCACCTCGGATGTTGTTGGAGACGGTCATGATGACAGACGGGATGGCCGGGGCAAAGGCCGTGGCGGCGAACGACGCAAGCTCGGCGTCCAAATCGTCGGCGGCCCACATGAACTGCACGTAGTCGCCCGGGGCCATGTTCACGAACAGGTTGAACGCTTGGAGCAGTTCGGCATTGTTGCCCTGAATCTGCACCCTGCACGCGGAATCCGGGATGTCGGTGCCGTTCTTGCGGAACCACAGGTACACCAGATCGGTGCCCCCGCTGGTCGTGTCGATCTGCACCGAGACCTGGAAATTGTAGAGGCCCTCGGTATCGACCTCGATCTCGCTGGTGCTCGGTGAGCGCAGCCGCACTCCGTCGCTGATGTCGGTCGTGTTGAAGGTCACCGCGTAGGCGGTGTTGACCACAGCGACGTTCTGCGTGGTGGTGTCGTAGAACTGACCGTAGCGCGTGCGCTTGCGCTCCTGCGGGGGCGGGGCGAGTTGCAACCCCTCGACTTGCGAACGCAAGGCATCAAGCAGCGCGGCGGTCTGCGCGATGCGCGCGTCTTCGAGTTGCTGGGCCAGTGCAGCCAGTTGCGCCTGCACCTGGGCCACCTGGGCCTGCGTCAGCGCGTCAGTTGTCGCGGTGTCGCGGCGCAGGGACTCGATTCCATCCAGCGCCTCGCCGACCTTGGCCTCGGTCATTGCCAGCGACAGGATGAAGTCGGCCAGCGTCGTCGGCTCCAGCTGCGACGCCGTGGCGAACAGGCGCTCGAACTGACGAATCTGCTCGTGATCCTTCAGGAACGACGCCAGTTGGTCGCGCGTCAGCTTGAGCTTGCTGGTCGTCGCCATCAGTACGCCAGCGGCTCAAGCCGGGCCTCCAGACTGATGAAGGACAGATGGGCATCCGAGTCGCCCTGGAAGCGCTGCACGCGCCAGTTGCGCATGATGCCCTGCTGCCGCCACGCGGCACGTTTGGAGCGGTTGCCGACGGTGCCGACGAAGCTGTACTTCGGCTGCGACCACGACATCCCGTCGATGGTGTACGACGTGCTGATCTGCGGGTTCAGGCCGATGGCGACGCGGCCCGGCAACGAGACCAGTTCGAGGTCGTGGAAGATCGCGCCGTTGGACTGGTTGTAGACGATGGGCGTGCTGAACTCCCAGCGCACCTTCTGACCCCAGTGGTGCCCGGTGTCGCGGTCGGTGTAGCCGATGGCGCTGGACTGCGGATCGCCCACGACCCACTTGTCGTAGCACCAGACGAAGTTGCGCGCCCGGTACTGCGCGAACCCCGACAGCGTGCTCGTCAGCGTGAACCAGACCTGCTGGTTCAACGCCTGCGATGCGGCGGCGTCGTAGACCACCGTGCGGTCGGGCAGGTGGATGTAGAGCAGTTGGTGGTTGAGGTCGTTGCGCGCCTCGATCTTGGTGTAGAGCGCCAGGTCGGTCTCGGGGTAGGTCAGCAGCAGGTTGTCGATCTCCTGCGTGCTGATCTTGGTGGCCGTGGCGTTGACGCCGAGATAGACCCCGGGCGCCTCGTTGCGGCCGCCACCGATGAAGGCGATGGTCTCCATGAAGATGCACGAGGCATGCACGCCCACGCAGCCCTTCTGAATCTGCGCACCCTCGATGGGGGCGAAGGGGAAGAAGCCACCGCCGATGTTGTCG